TCGTTTTTTGCTAAAAATTGAAAAATTGGTGTGACTGTATGGCTCAACGCGGCAGGAAATCTGCAGCAAAGGTTTTCACTGGTCCGGTAGCGGAGACAGTCAGTTCAGCGCCAGTGCTGCCGTGGATGTTCGAAGGTCACAGGGGTTCGACCCGTGGTCAACGCAATATCGAATGGTGCGAAGAATATCTGAAAGTGCCGGAAGGCAAGTTCGTCGGAAAACCGATCCGGCTCGCTGAGTTCATGCGTGAAGACTTGTTGCAGATATACGACAACCCGCACGGCACGCGGCGTGCGATCCTGTCACGCGGTCGGAAGAATGCCAAAACTACCGAGGCTGCGATGCTGGTGCTGTTGCACCTGATCGGTCCCGAGGCGGCGAAGAACATCAATGGTCAGGTCTATAGCGACGCGCAGAGCCGAGATCAGGCTTCGCTGATTTTCAATCTCGCGGTCAAGATGATCCGGCTCGACGAGCGGCTGTTCTATCGGCTGACGATCAAGGACGCGGGCAAGATTTTGGTGTGCACGTTGCTCGGCACCAGCTACCGCGCGCTGTCGGCCGAGGCGACCACTGCGTTTGGGCTGTCGCCGTCGCTGATAATCCACGATGAGCTGGGCCAAGTGCGCGGCCCGCGCTCGACGCTGTACGAAGCCTTGGAGACCGCGACAGCGGCGCAGGCCGACCCGCTCTCGGTGATCATTTCGACGCAGGCACCGAATGACGAAGACCTGCTCTCGGTGCTGATCGATGACGCCAAGGGCGGTCACGATCCTCACACTGTGTTGCGCCTGAACACCGCCGACATCGAGATTGCCGATCCGTTCGGTGAGGAAGCCATTCGCGCAGCGAACCCTGCCTATGACAGCTTCATGAACAAGGCTGAAGTGCGCTCGATGGCTGAGAACGCGCGGCGCATGCCAGCGCGGCAGGCCGAATACGAAAACCTTGTTCTGAACCGTCGCGTCGTCGTCAACAATCCTTTCGTCAGTGCGACGGCATGGCGAGCTTGCGGTGCCACGGTCGCGGACCTGTCGACCGTCGAGCTTTACGCCGGTCTCGATTTGTCGGCGGTGCAGGACCTGACCGCGTTTGTGATGATCGGCCGGGTCGGTCGCGTCTGGCATGTGCTGCCGATGTTCTGGTTGCCGTTGGAAGGTCTAGCCGAGAAGGCGCAGCGCGATCACGTGCCATATGATCTGTGGCACCAGCAGGGGTTTCTCGACACCACACCGGGCAACTCGATCTCATATGAGTATGTCGCCGAGCAGCTGTTTCGGCTGGTGTCGCGCTACACGATCCGGAAAATCGGCTTCGACCGCTGGGGCATGAAATTTCTGAAGCCGTGGCTGCTGCGTGCCGGTTTCACCGAGCAGCGTTTCAAGGACACCTTCGTCGAGATTGGACAAGGCACGTTTTCGATGACGCCTGCTTTGCGTGATCTGGAGCAAGCGGTGATCGAGAAAGAGATCGCACACGGCAATCACCCGGTGCTGGCGATGTGTGCGGCCAATTCGATTATCAAGGGCACCAATGATGCACGCAAGCTTGACCGCGCCAAGTCGACCGGTCGTATCGACGGCATGGTTGCTTTGGCCGAAGCATTCGCAGTCGCGCCGATGGCACCGCAGAAGGTCGACATCGAGGCGCTGATCGGATGATCGAAAACTAGAATGCCATACGGTCCGATGGATGACGCCAAGCTGACGACGTGGGTCATCATCGCCGCAGTCGTCGCATTGATTCTCATCGCGGTGTTGTGGTGCTGCGTTTAGCAATCGCACAAGGGTAAATCTGATGAAACACGAAAGCCAGAACGCGTTTCGCCGCGAAGCACGCGAACAGGTTAGCGGCAATCTGTTCAGGCGTTCGTTGACCGCCCGCGCTATTGCCAGTCTGTCGCGCCGGTCGATTGCTGAAGTTGTCGAAGCGTTGTGGCCGAATGATCGGACACTGTTACAGCATTTGACGCGCGCAGCTGTCGAGCCTGCGACGACGACCGCTGTGGGATGGGCTGCCGAGCTGGTGCGTAAGCGCACCGCCGATGTGCTTGAAGCGCTTGGACCAGCATCAGGTGCCGCTGATGTGCTGCAGCAAAGTCTGGTGCTGGATTGGGATGGTGCCGGTTTGATCAGTGCACCCGGTTTTGTGGCGTCTGCAAGCAACAGCAGCTTTGTTCAGGAAGGTCATCCGATCCCTGTGCGGCAATTGCCGCTCGATCCCGCACAGCTGCAGCCGTACAAGCTGGCGACGATTGCCGCGTTGACGCGTGAGATGGTCGAGAGCAGCAATGCTGAAGCTCTGATCAGTGATGCACTGGTGCGCTCGACCGGGCTTGCGCTCGATGCAGTGTTCTTCAGCGCCAACGCAGCGACAGCTGCGGCACCAGCTGGCATCCGTAATGGCATTGCTGCCTTGGGACCGAGCGCAAACGTTGACCCGTTTGCCGCTGTGTTCGAAGACGTGGCGACGTTGATCGATGCGGTCGCGCTGGTTGGTGGCAAGGGACCATTCATTTTTGTCGCTGGGCCGGGTCGCGCGGCGAGCTTCGCCATGCGGGTCGGCAGCGCCGACAGCGGTCTTATTCCGGTCTCGTCGAGCGCGGTCGGCAACGATCTGATTGTCATTGCACCGAAAGCTCTTGTCGCGGCGATGAGTGCTGATCCCGATGTCGAGACGGCGAATGCTGCAACGCTGGTGATGGATACCGCACCCGGTGCAGCTGGTACGACAGCCTCTGGCGAAAAAGAGATGTGGCAGACTGACAGTGTCGCCGTGAAGGTGCGCTGGCCGGTGTCGTGGGTGCTGCGCAATCCGGGCGCTGTGGCGTGGTTGACGCCTGCGTGGAAGTGAACGCTTTCGATGCTGATCGATAGTTTCTTCGATGATTTGCCGGAACTCGATCCGGTGATCTTTCACGAGCAAACCGCGTATGGTTGGCGCGGACTGACGACACAGGGTGAAGTGCTCGAAGTTAAATCTCCGAATGGGAATGCCATCGAAGTCCCAAGCGAGATCACCATGATGCATGCTGGCAAGGCTTATGGACGCCGTGCTGTTCGCAACGCCTTGGCTGTCGATATCGATGATTATCTTCAGCACTTTAATCGAGCCGTGGCGCTGTATCGCGACAATCGGCTTGACGAAGCGCTGAGCGAGGCCGATGAGGCTGTTAACACCGCGCCCACACTGCGCGCCAAGTTCAACCGCGCGATGATCTTGCTCTCGGCGGGTCGGTGGTGTGACGGCTTCGAAGAATATTTGCGCTGCGAAGAGTTTCCGCCGTTCATGCGGTCACAGGTGCATGCCGCACTCGGTCGCGGTCTGAAGCCGTGGCGCGGCGACGACTTGCGCGGCAAACGATTGCTGTTGTTGCACGCGCATGGTTTCGGCGACACGATCATGATGCTTCGATATTTGCCGAAACTGGTCGAGATGGGCGCGGAAATTGTGATGGAAATGCCGCCTGCCCTGCAGCGGCTGACAAAGTCATGGTCGCATGGAAGCGACGGCGATTACTTCTGCCCTATTCTGCACCTGCTTCACTATCTGGATGTAACACCCGACAGCGTCGATTGCAGTCCATACATCGCGGTCGACAGTGATTTGCTCAAGCAACGGCATGTTCTAGCGCACCGCACGAAAGTCGGTATCGCATGGTCGGTCGGCAAGCCGCACGACGGTGATTTCCCGCGTGAGATCGCATTGATTGAATTGGTCGGCGCGTTTGATCGTGGTGAAGTCGAGCTTCATAGCGTGCAGCTGCAGGATGCTGATGAAGCGCGGCGGCTTGGCGTTCAGGTTCATGAGTTCGACGATTTCGCCGATTGTGCTGCGCTCATGATGCAGATGGACATGATCGTCAGCGTCGACACTGCTGCACTTCATTTGGCTGGCGCTATCGGCCACCCGCATGTTTGTGGATTGTTGTCGCACTGGGCGAGCTGGCGATGGCTTTCGCCTTGGTACGCGAATGTGAAGTTCTGTCGTCAGACCAGTGCTGACGATTGGTCGAGCGCGTTGGCGCAGCTGAAAGTCTGATTTTCACAAATCGTTGTCGCGAACACGAACGCTCTCAATTCGAGTGGAGGATCACTCATGTCGAAACTCAGAGGCGATCTCGAACCAGATGATGGTGAGTCGTATTCGGATTTCATGGATCGTTGCGGCGACGAAGTCGGCGACGATGATGTTTGTCAGATGATCTGGGATGAAAGCGACAACAGCGACGGTGATCGGTCTGCGCAAGGTGTGAAGTTCAAGACTAATGAGAGCGGCAGCACCGGCGATGAATTTATTCTCAGTGATGAGACGCCAGACCGGATGGACGACATCATCCTTGCTGATGGTTGGGACTTGGCGCACTTCAAAAATAATCCGATTGCACTGTTCAATCATCAAAGCAATTTCCCGATTGGGAAATGGAAAAATCTTCGCGTCGAGAACAAGCAGCTGCGCGGTTATCTTGAACTTGCGCCGCAAGGCACCAGTGAGCGGATTGATGAAATTCGTAAGCTGCGTGACGCGGGTATTCTTCGCGCGGTGTCGGTTGGCTTTCGCCCGATTGAAACGAAGGCGCGCAAGGAAACTGATTACGGTGTGTTTTTCGTCAAGACTGAGTTGGTGGAAACATCGTTGGTCAGTGTGCCAGCCAATCCGAACGCATTGGCTGTCGCAAAGTCTCTGAAAATTTCTCCTGCGACGTTTGATCTCGTGTTTGCCGAGCAAGGCAAGAGAAACACGGGCTCTGTGCGGCGTGGGTTCACTGGCGAGCACGCCTCTCGATCTCGCACACGAAAGGGCAACGCCATGGATGGCCTAGCTCAACGCATCACTGACTTGGAGACGCAGATCGTCGTCAAGCGTGAAGAACTGCAAGCCCATCTTGAAAAAATGGACAATTCCAACGTCAGCGATACTGACATTGAAACGAACAGCAAGTTGCGGACCGATCTCACTCAGCTTGAGAAGCTGCATGATGAGCTGATCGGCTCTGAGAAGTTGCTGGCGAAGACAGTCGACAACAATGGTGGCGGAAGCCGCCAGCGTTCGCTTTCCACCACGGTCATTGTTGGTGGCGAGCGCGACCGTGAGCGCGTCGCAGCGTTTACATCGGTCAACAAGAAGAAGGACCTAGACCTTCTTGATTACGTCGTGCGCGGTGCCACCGTGGCGGTTATCGCCAAGGTCACCGGCAAGTCGGTCGAGGAAACACGGCAACGGATTTACGGTGACGACGATGGCACCAAAGCCATGGTCGAGATCGTGACCCGTGCTGCAGCAGCTCCTGCCATGACCACGGTTACCGGCTGGGCTGCTGAGCTGGCGCAGACGACTTACGCCGATCTGATGCCGTTGCTGATGCCGAAAGCCATTTTGACGCGGATCGCGCCGTATGGTTTGACGCTTGGTTTCGGTACGGCTGGACGCATTGTCATTCCAACGCGTTCGCGCACGCCGACACTAGCTGGTTCGTTCGTTGGTGAAGGCATGGCGATCCCTGTTCGTCAGGGCGCATTCACGTCGCAGACACTCACGCCAAAGAAGATGGCCGTGATCTCGACGTGGACACGGGAAATGGGTGATCACTCGGTGCCTGCGATTGAAGGTCTGATCCGTCAGGCTATTCAAGAGGACACCAGTGTGGCCATCGATAGCGTGTTGCTCGATGCAAACCCGGCGACCACCATTCGGCCCGCTGGTTTGCTTAATGGTGTGGCTGCTTTGCCGCCGACAGCGCTCGGTGGCAATCCGATCAATGCGTTCGTTGGCGATCTTACCAACCTGATCAGTGCCATTTCGGGTGCAACGTTCGGAAACCTTCGTAGTCCTGTTTGGCTTGCGAACCAGACTGACATGCTGCGCGCCTCGCTGTTGAATGCGATGAACACCGGCATCTTCCCGTTCCGAGCGGAAATCGCGGGCGGGACGTTGAACACCATTCCGATCATCGATAGTGCCACGGTGCCTGCCAAGACGCTGATCTTGGTTGATGCTGCTGACTTTGTCGTGGTCGGTGGTGACGCGCCGCGTATGGAGATGAGCGATCAGGCGACGCTGCACATGGAAGACACCACTCCGCTGGACCTTGTCAGCAGCGGTTCGCCCGGAACGGTTGCTTCGCCGCAACGGTCGTTGTTCCAGACTGACTCGCTCGCTTTGCGAATGGTGATGCCGCTGAACTGGCTGCAGCGCCGTGCTGGCACCGTCGCGTGGGTGCAAGGCGTCAACTGGTGATCGGTTTCTGCACTAGCACGAATTGACGTGCTTCAAACTGTTGGGGCGACTGTAAGCGTCCGGTGCAGACTTCACGATCTGATCACTGAACAACAACAAGAAAAGTAAACATCAGAACTTTCAAAAGTTACGCGGCGAATTTGAAACCCATACACGGAGAGAACGATGCAGCCATTCCTCGCAATGATTGTGCCTGTCAGCAACGCTGGCGGCGACCGACCCGACAACAGCTTGCCCGGTTATCATCCGGGTCACCCGGTCGATCCCGGTTGGGGCGGCGGTTGGGGCGGTGGCGCGGTCGACCCCGGTTTCGGAAGGCCAATCTTTCATCCCGGCCATCCCGATCACGGCCTGCCATCGCAGCCGGGTCATCCCGGCAATCGTCCGCCCGGTTCGTGGGGTGGTCGCCCTGATCGCCCGGATAATTCATTGCCGGGTCAAGGCGGCCATCCGTGGCTTCCCGGTCATGGCGACGGTGGTTTGCGGCCCGATCAAGGTCTGCCACCGGGTCTCGCACCGAAAACACCTTACGGCAGCGCGGTGGCACTAGAGCCGCCCGCGACGGTCGACACTACTGAAGGCGCGTGGGTGTTGGTGAATGTGCAGGGCACGATGGTCTGGGCGTGGGCACAGAAGCCGTCCGATGGCGAGCCCGAACCCGTGCCCGACCCGCACTAAAAAATTAACATCGTCGGGCATCAACACTTGATGCCCGGCGCATTGGCTAACAATGAGGAGAAACGTCTATGTCGACAAAACTAGCTGACGATCCGGCGACCGAAACTGCAAAGAAGACCCTCGCCGAGGAACACAAGGCGTCTGACAAATCTCGTGCGGAATTTGTCGAGCGCACCAAGGGCAAGCCGACGCCGACGCAGGAAGAGAATGATATCGTCGCGCTCGGCGGTCACATTCTTGAACATGAGGATGATGGCAGCGCGCCTGATCCGAATGTGGCCAAAACTCCTGAAGTCGAAAACAAACATCTTGAAGGCGACAAGTCGCACCAAAAGCCGCAGAACTATCAGACCCGGCAGCAGCACTCTCGCAGCGAGTGACAGGTGGCGAATTGGCTGTCCCGCATCACTCAGCTGATCACGAAGGCTGAGGGCGAATACCATGCCGGTCCATGGTACTTGCCGATTTCGGGCGGTTGGCTTCCTGCTGGTATTGGCGATGCACTGAACTGGTGGCAGCAGGGCTATGATCCGATTTCGCTGACGACGCAGTCGGCAATGGTCGAAGCCTGTGTATCGGCTTATGCGCAAACCGTCGCCATGTGTCCCGGTGATCACTGGCGAATGAATGGCAAAGGCGGGCGAGACCGAGTGAAGAACTCGGCTCTCGCCCGCTTGCTTCGTTATCCGAACGATTATCAAACGATCAGCGATTTTTTGCTGAACGCGGTGCGGTCGTTATATCTCACTGGCAATGCGTATGCGTTATGTTTGCGCAATGATCGTTTCGAGATTGATGAATGGCATTTGATGCGAGCGGAGCAGTCACGTCCGCGTCTCGCACAAAACGGTGAGATTTTTTATTCACTGTACGGCAATGACATCATCAACGCGCGGATGGGCGGCGCAGAGGCGCTGCTAGTGCCAGCACGCGATGTGCTGCACATCAAGCTGCATACTAAAATGCAGTATCCAATTCCGCTGGTCGGCGAAAGTCCCATCGTCGCGGTGTACGGCGATGTTGGTGTCGGTAACGCCATCGCCCATCAACAGGCATCGTTCTACATGAACGAGGCGCGACCGTCGGCGGTGTTGTCGACCGATCTTGTTCTCGACAAAGATCAACTTCAGCAGTTGCGTGATCGCTGGAATGAACAAGCGAAGGGGTTGAAACAGGGCGGCACGCCTATTCTAACGGCCGGTCTGAAAGTGCAGCCGTGGGCGGTTGCTGGCAAGGATGCCGCGACTGCAGAGATGTTGAAAC